TGATCTGCCATTACGCCAAGCCCCTACGAGACTAATCTTCAAGCTCTAGCTTACCGCTGCCAGGCTGCTCAAGCAGGATGCGGTCAGTGTCTTCCTTCAACACATAGTTGGTGATAATGCCCAATCCCAACTTGGGAGTGATGGCACCAGTGGTTACAAAATTAAAGTTAGAAACCGTCAGCTGGCCTGTCCCTAGGCCAATCGCGGCATTGGTGACGATGCCCTTGAACTCGAAATAAAACTGGTCTCCAGTTGCGTCTAGGTTTTTGCCTTTCTGAACAATGTGCAGCTCGGCGTCAAACTCTGCCCCAAGCTTTTGCCGCAGGATCAACTCGTGCAGATAGCTCGGCACGTCTGAGTCAACCGCCAAGCCAGCAATGTCTGGGTCGTAGTGAAACTGACATTCAATGCTGCCGCTACCGCTGATCAGCCCGCTTTCGTTTTTGCGGAACTCATCGCTTAATGCCGTGACATCTACAACCTCGCGGTCGTTGTTCAGCTCAAAAGAACGGACCAGGCCAAGGATGTTGTATTCAGCTTGGACGCTTTTGACCTCAATCGGGATAGCTGTTGAGATGGCAGCCAACGTAATTTTGCCCGTGCTTTGACCGTTCAATGCATTGGCAAACGTGTCGTAGAGAGAAATGCCGCCAAGCTCGTCAACGTTGATAAACCAAGCACCATCAGGTAGCTGGCTGCCGCCGTCCCACCCTGAACCGTCAATAAAGGCCAGGTTTGCGCCGTTAGTGCTTTTAATCTGCAGCCGATCACCCGTCAGCAGCATCTCTTGCGGAAAGTCAAAGCTAAACCGCTTTTTACTGACGTTGACATCGCCAGGGTCAACCGTGCTGGCGAAGGTCGTGGAAGGGGTGCTGCGCCGCAGCTTGACGACGCCTGAGTTGCCTACAAAGACGGTCATAGCGACTTGCTGGTGAAATCACCGCTCATTGTGTAATTCACGTTTACGCGCATCACTTCACCGACAACACAAGCCAGTTCAGCGCTGGTCAGCACTGCATCAAACTCCAGAAATTTATCGTCAAACTTCAGCTTCAACCTGGCAGTAGAAGCAATCAACGGGTCCGCTGTTGTGTCTTGGTTGACCTGATTTAGCAGCTTGACTGGTGCGTCGTCGTAATACAGAACAGTCAGCGCTCCAGATGCAGACCGCACTCCAGTCGTAAACGTCCGAACATCCTCGTTCAGCACCGTTACTTCAAGCGCATCAGTGTTGGCAGTTAGAGACCACTGCACAACCTTGGCGACTGCATTGCCCCCAAGCTCAACGCTGCCGTCTTGACCCGCGTAATACTTAGCCATGGTCAGGCACCCTCAAGCTCGCCAATGAACTCACACGTCACTGTAGACAGTCCTGGCTTAACGCTTGTAACTGATGGTGGCGATGCGTATTTCCACTTCAACAGGCTGTTCGTCTCTCGAATCCAAGGCACCAGCGAATCACCCGCTCCAGCTGCCACATTGCTGCTGGTGAACTCGGCATAGTTATCGTCGTCCATCACGTCTACATAGTTCTGCAGAATTAGTGATGCGTTGGTATCGGTGATATTTGCAAACGTCAGGCTCAAGCGGCTGCCTGCTCGTTGATTGCCATAACGAACCCGCACCACAGCACCGTTTTGTGCCTGGAACTGTGTCTCAGGAAAAACACCCGGCTCGTAAGAACGGCTGCTTGGCACCAAGGCTGGGAAGCTCACTGCAGCCATCAGATTCCAGTGGAAACGAACTGGGTATCGTTAAAGTCCAGTGTAGCCAATGAACCTGAGTCAGTCAGGGGCTGATGAGTCGCTCCAATATCCACGTATCCCTCGTCGTCAATCGTCAAGCTGTCAACCTTGTAAACCCTCTTTTTATCGGCTTCAACGATGAATTTCGTGAACACCGTGCCAAAGAGTTCAGAGTTAGTTGCCTTGCCGCCTTCGACAATCAGGCTGCCTTCCTCCACTGTTGAGTTTTCAGGCTTCCAAAAGTAAACCTTGTGCGTTCCATCCGTAAACGCGGAGCTTGAGGTGATGCCGCCAAACGCATCGACGCTGCCATTGTTGAAACGACTTGCGTGCGTAACGTCAGAAATCACTTTGATGTAACTACCCGCCTCAAGACCTAATGCAGAGCTGGGAGTTGTTTTAAAGGTGATTGTGTGATCTGTGTGCTTCCGCACCAGCAAACGGTATTTAGCCACTTTCAACGCATGGGCAGCACTGGTGCAGAACTCCGTCATGTCCAAAAACTCCTCTGGATCCTCCTCAGAGCCGCCTTTAGCATCTGTAAAACGGACTTGAATCATTTTTTGGGACGAGAAGCCGTTCTTAACTTCTTCGCGGTACGAAAGCGTTGCCTTAAATAGCTGGCGCTGCTCGGGCGGCAAGAAACTGACCTGAAGGTCTTTCATGTTGCCGTCAGTAAATAAAGCTTTGATGCTTTGCTCGATGTTCTGTCCGTTGTCAATCTTGTAGTTTCCGTCGTACAGCACCGCAGGAGTCAAAGAAAACTTGCCACCCTTGATGGTGAAGTCCAGAAAGTTTAGAGCTGCGTAATTAAAAATAAACTCACGGACTTTGGTGCGTTCACCAACCACTCCGTCAAACGTAAAGTCGTTTGCTCTGCAGAACTTTGCCGCAAGCTCCATTGCTGTTCTGTCTACCGTATTACGTGGAACGCGCTTGCCCGCACCAAGTCGTGGGCTGACCAAAAGGTTGTACGCGATCTCCGCAAAGTTGTTTGTTGAGGCAGTAAGAGATGACGTGCTTGCGCCAGCATCAGTAATCAACCGCTCCACCTGTATACCTTGCTGGATATACGCGCTGAGCTGACCCATCGTCGTCCAATCCTTGCCTGCTAAAACACGCAGTCCAAGCAAGGAAAGGTCTTCGTACTTGGGAGCAACATCTTCTCTTCTTAGCTCGTTGACGTAAACAATCTCGTGTTCAGGACCATCTTGATGGCTGGTCTTTTCAACGTCGTACTTTGGATAATCCGCAATCGCATCTTTCAGGTTAAGTGGATCTCTTTGTTCTCCAGGCGACACTACGGTCTTGATTTCTTCAACCCTGACTGCGACTTCAGTTCCATCAACAAATTCAAAATCAATTACATCGCCCTGTTTATACCCAGAGCCGCCGTCAGCAATGTTCCATTGCCAATGGTCTATCGCCAGGCTTGACGCATTTAAACGAAGACCAGTGCCTGAGCCCGCTCTTCCTCCGCTTTGAGGCGCATACTCTGCAGGCACATAACGGTAGTCAAACCTTTCGTGGTCAAACTCATATTTAGCAATGCCATACACGTTATATGCAGGCTCAATTTCGTTCAAGCTTCCCTTTTGGATGCGACGATAGTATTTCGGTTGACCTGCAGGAGTTCTTACTTTTCGCTTGATGGCGTGAACCTTGCCGCCTGTAATCGTCAGCCTGTGTGGACGAACAATCACATAAGCAATGTTGCTAGCGTCAAACTGCTCTTGCCCTTCCTCGTACACAGGTATTCCTTGGCTTCCAAGAAGCGTTCCGCTCCAGAAAGCATTTTTATTGCCCGTCAGGTCATCCACCCATACGCCGAACAACGGTCCATATTGACTGCCTGTATTAGGTTGAAACTGTTCACCTTCAGCAGCGTCATCAATAGATTCAGCGGTTTGGTTGATTACAAATTGCTGGCCATTCGGTTCTGCCCTGTAAATCTTTGTCGAGTCAGCGAGAGATGCATCATTGTTCGGATCTTGCGTTTGCGTACTTACTAGCGCTCCGTTAAAACGCGCTTCGACCAGACTTCCGCCAGCGTCTACTTCAACAAAATACTCAGAGCCTGAAGACTGGCTGTACTGCGCTTGATCACTAACTTCAAACCTGTTAATTGCTGGAATTACGCCAACGATGTTGCTTTGCCCAGTGCTGTACTGATATTCAGCGCCAAGCGTTACAATCTGTCCGTCATACTTACCAATACCATTTATGTTTTGGTTTACTTGGTTTGCGTCAACAGCAACGCCATAAATCAAACCTGAAAGGTTTGTACCAACCGGATTGGGCTGAACTCTTGGTTCCTCAATCGCAGTATAGACAGCATCCTTTGACGCTTCCCCATCTGAATAAACGTCGAGGTCAATAGCTGATCCTTCTTGCTCAGTCCCTGAAATAACTTGCTTAAAAATAAATTCGTCGTTTGATGCTTTTTTGTCCGTAATAAAATACTCGTTGCCGGTGTACCCGATCTGTATATCACTGCTGTGATAAACCTGTCCAAATCCTTGGCCAGTCAGGACGTGAACTGGGTTTGATTGTCCAGCTGGAGCAATATGCAAGTGATCTGCCGTACTACCGGGTAACGGCAAAATCTTGAACTCGTACTGACCTCTTGGATGTGAGATCAACAAGCTGTTGTATTGCGGCTGCGTGTTGCTGCCCCTGACCGCAAAAATTTGCTCAGAAGAGATGTCAATAAAATTAGAAGCACCTACAGGCCGATACAAAATCTTGAAAAAGCTGTAGCGCGACTGGAACGTTGATACACGTCCCAGGGAGAACGACTGCTTATCCTCCTCGTAGCCTTCAAGAATGCTTGTGGGCGGCTCGGAGTTTACATTCGCAAAACCATCAATCCTTTTGTAGACAACGCTTTTAATGCCAATCTCGGTCTGATCGCATTTACGGTTGTTGGTAACCGTTGCAATATCAATCCTTTGCAGGTGCTGCCCGAATGGTGCATTGCCTTCTGCCTCGGGATCGTTGTCCGCACCAATAAAAAACCCGGCTCCGGCTTCGATGCAAGTGAATCTGTACTCCTTGGGAGGATCGCCCGGCTCGTAAGGTTTAGCCTTAGGAGCTTCCGTACATTTGATAATTGAGCTGCCAAACGCAAAAAGATCTCCAACGTTGATTAACGAGTCAGTAATTGAGATGCGTTCATCAATAGCTGTGTTGATGTCTTCGACGCCGTGAGGCGGAAACAGTTTTGTGTCCTCGCGTTCAGAAGAACACTTAAAGGTCAACGTATCGTTGACACTAATGTTTTGCGTGTCTGCCCCAGAGGCAACTGGGTCATACACGGTTGAGCCGTTACGCTCCAGCAGCACCATGCCTTGGCGTGAGCTATACGCCTTGGAGTGACCTGTCCCTTTAGAGCCGTTGATCTTGGCGCGTTTTTCAATTAAAGAGGCTTCATCGTCAAAGACCTGAACTAGGTCATAGGGCGGAAAATACGGTGCGCCGTTTGAGATTGGGGAGTGACAGCCAAAACTGCGTTGAGAGCTTGGCGTTCTCGCTCCACTCGTAAATACTCCGTCAGATGCCGTAAGGCGGTCAAAGGCCAGATAAATATCGTCGTTGCCCTTTTCTGTTAGATCACCAGCGAAAGAATCTGACTTGGTGACGCGCTGCGCCCTAGGCTCAGCCTTATTATCCAGAAAATATGCTCTATACCGTGCTTCTTGGTAGCTACGCAAAAGCTGATCGCCAACTGCAAGACCTTCTGCATCAGGTGTCGCTCCAAGCCCCAGGCTGGACATGCCAAGCGCTGTAAGCATCTTTAGCTCTTGGTGCGAGCCTTTGCTAAGAAGTTGAGACCAGATCAGCAACCCTTTAGCACGAATGCCGCCAATGCCTTTATCGTCATCACGTCGGGCAAAAATCAACGGGATGATGCTGCCTAACGTGGCAAGATCTTGTAAACCCTCAAAGCTATACAGCTCAGCAAATCTCGTCTGACCACGAACATCTGGAGTTCGGATTGGAGCAGGAGCTTCTTCAAGACTTGGTGGCTTTGGCGCTAGCAGCACAGAGGCTGCCGTAAAAACAAAACTAAGAACAATGGTTGCTATCTGCGCTGAAGTCAGCGGCTCACCTGTTGCACTAATTTCTGGAATGAGCGCATACTCTTGCCCCCGTTCCTTTGCCTTACAGTCCGCTAATCGACAGAATTGCCAATACTCATCTAACGTCAGACCTAACGCATCAATAATTTGCTGCTCTACCGGCAGTAAAGAGCGACGGGAGTAAGAGCGCTGCAGGGGATCCATGTCACTCGATGGTCTTTGAATTGCAGCCATCCGCCTTCATAGAAAGAAGCCAACCCATAGCTGCCATCAAGGCAATGGATTAACCCGAGTGTGCCTACTTTAGCGGCATCCGTCTTGACGCCCCATAGCTCTAATTGCTCCGAAAACACTGAATAGTCCTTACGCAACAAGCGCCGATACCAAGATCTTTGTGGAGCGGGCATGTCGATCCCGTACCAGGACTGCACAGCCGTTGCCAAACTCAAGCAGTCAGCAGCACCATGCTTTTCAGGCACCGCTCCAAGCCTGTAGGGCAGGCCAATTAAGCGGTACGGCTCCCTCAAATGTTGCTGATTCGAGCAGTGACAGGCAGAGAGCCCACTGTCTTCTCAAGCAGAACTTTGTTTGGAACGGATGCGCTGACCGCATCAATGCTTGTAATCAGTCGAAGCTGGATGCCCTCAGCGTTGTAATTCATGCTGGATACAAGCCAGTTTTCAGTCGTCAACGTTCTGCTTGGCAAAAACGTGGTGGGGTCCATCAGCACAGTGTTGACCTCTGCTGCCCAGAATTGAACTACAGCCTCATGTGCCAGCTCTAAGCTCAGCTGATTAGCCGCTAACGTCAACAGGCTTTCGATGTTGTCGCCTTGAGTTGATCGGGTGGCACCGTTGTAGATAAACGGTAAGTAGTCATACGACTCAGAGTCGTAGGTCAACGCAGTTGTCGTATTGCTGTTTTGGTAGTGCCCCTTATCTTGCGTGCCAAGCGTGAACTTGACGAACGTTGTTATCGCTTCGATCGTCATACGCCAATCCTGCTACGAATGCTGCGCTTGTTCACGAGGTCACTGTAAACACCTTGGCGTCCCAATTCTGCGCCGCGTTTGGCAGCCTGATTCATACCACGCTCGAACTCTGCAGCAGTAACGTAATCAACGTTGTTGATTCGTTCCACGCTGTAGCGGACATCAACAACACCAGAACCGCCACCCATTCCGCCTTCAGTTGACGCTCCATCGCCCTCTGGAATAACAGCAGCGCCACGAGCACCACGGGCATAGCGTCCCATGGCTTCTGTCATCTTGCTGGCTGGAATGACGTATTCCGGCTGACCGCCTTCGCCAATCAGTGCATTTGTCGGACCAGAAACGTACCCGCCGGACGCATATGTTGTGGGAATCGAATTTAAAAGATTAGGGTCTGAAACCTGCGTGAAGTTTGAAGTCAATCCCGCGCCTGGACCTGTTTGAATTTCTGCGCTTTGGCCGCCTATGCCAGCAAACAAGCGGGCTACGCCAATCGCGATGTAGGTCGAAATAATCTGCTTAGCTGCGTCCTGCAAGATTGACGCAATACTGCGAAGGAAGTCAGCAAAAGCCTGCTCTGCAGTTTTTGTTCCCTCAACAACGGCATACAGACTGTCGAATAAACCGTCTGTAGCTGGCACGGTAAGAGCCATAGCTTCCGCAAAACGAACCTGAGCAAGAGCAGCTTCGTCTCGGGCAGGCTGCAATTCTTGAAGCAGCTTTAATTCCCTTTGAAGCAAAATATCTTTCTTGACGAGAGCTGCTCTTTCAGCATCACTAAGGTCTTTGCCCATTTTTATATTCATATTGTTTTCCTCTATCTGTTCATTCAAAACCCTCAAGGTCTCTGTGTATCTAACCGCTTGTTCATTTTTAAGCTGTTCGCTCTTGCCAAAGAACGGATCCAGCATCGCAGCAGGACCAGCACTTGCAGCTCGTGTCTGCCTGTCAACTGCAATTCTTTGCTGCATTTCATTCAGCTGAATCCCCTGCAAGAACTGCCTGATTCCAAGCTCAGCCGATGCTTGCTGCTGACGTGCTGAAATCTCTGCATTTTCTTTTGCTGCCTTGGCTTCCAAGAAAGCCGCTTCCGCTAAAGCTTGCTTCAGCCCTAATCTTTCCCTATCAGCATCTGTTTGAGCATTTGCAAGCTCTAAATCAGCCTTTGCAAGCTTGATATTGGCTTGCCCAAGAGCTATTTTACTTTGTTCAACTTCAAATTGACCTCTAATCAAATTAAAACGGTCTTGCTCAATTTTTACCTCAAGCCCAGCAAGCATTATTTCTGCTTGCCTGATTGCCTTAACGCGCTTAGCAATGTCAATTTGTTTCTGAGTTGGCAGAGGTGGCTTATCAGGTTTTGCAGGCGGCGCTCCAGTGCCTCCTAGTGCTCCCTCGTCTGCCATTTCGCCTTGAGCTACAGCAAAGCCAGCAGCTCTTCCCAACATTCCACCGCCTTGGCTTACACCGCCACCACGATTGAAAAGATTTACCGCTTGAGTCAGAAACGTAATAAAACCGATAAGTTTATTAGACGCAAGAGCAGCGAGAGCAAGCCTTAATTTTTTAACTTCGTTCGTAAACTCATCATTTTTTTCTTTAAACTTTTGAATATCTTTAACGCCAAAGTCTCCAATTTCTTCGCCAAGCGTTTCTACAGCAATAGCACTAGCGGTTGAATTAAGACCAAGATCTTGAAGCTGTCTAATTAACCCTTTTGTTTTTGTGCCAGAAAGCGGCAAAAGATCAATTAGCTGTTGAGCGTTTTTTGTAGGTTCTTCTAAGGCTTTTCCTAATTCAACAGCCGCGTCAACAGCTGCGTCTAAAGGAGTTAAAAGAACCGATCCAGCAATACCACCCGCGAATGACGCTCTTTGCCCAATCGCGGCACCTGCAACTCCACCGCCAATAAGTCCACCAGCTGCAGAAAAGCTAGGACCACCAAAAAGCAACGGGAAGCCACCACCAAGAATTGCTCCCTGCGCAGCATCACCAAAAACATTGCGCCGACTTCGTTTATCCGCTTTTGCCTGCTTCTCAATAGCCTTAGCCTCTCTTTCAGCCGCTTTTGCGTTTTTGTCTCTGGCACGAGCTTCTTCCTCTTTTAGTCTTTTGCGAGTCCGAAGATTTCTAAGTAAGTTTGCACGTCGCTCCAGCTGCGCTTCACGTTCTTCTACGCTTTGCATTCCTAGAAAGGAACGCCTGATGTTTTCTTCTGCTCTAGCTAGTTTGTTTGCCTCTCGTTCTGCAACAACAGTCGCTTCAACAAAATTTTTAAACGATAAACTTGCTGTATTACTGGAAGCAGATAAGGCTCTGAAGGCAGAAGTTAAGTCAGCAACTCCGGCTTGAGTCTTTTTGCCGCTAGAGCCGGTTTGTACTAATTTTTTTGCGAGATCGTTTAAATTCTTAGTAACTACACCAATTCTGTCAGCCTCTTTGCCCCTTCCGGGCAGTTTTCCTGCAATATCAACTTCTTTTCCAACTTTCCTCAAGGCAGCTTCAAGCTGCCCAACAGTCCTAATCGCTCGTCGGAACTTGTCTTCGCCACGCAGCTGCAGGTCTAGGTTGATCCCAAAGCTAGACACAGTAAAACCGCGACCTCACTCAATCCTACCGCTTAGACATTGTTTGCGCTCTGCCGGACATCTTGGCGTTTTGCACGGCCTTTTCCTCTTGCTCGTTTTTTAATTCAAAGAACGCAGCCCATCCGATCAGCTCTTCCTGCGTCAAAGTTTGCGACAGCTGAGCCACTGTCATGCCCAGCTCCTTCGCTAACGCATAGATGAAAAACCAATCGCCCTTAGCTTTTGAGGTCTGCTTTCGCTTCCTCCACCTTGTTTTCCGTTCCGGAAGCCAACATTGCAAGCTGAATCTCTTGAAGCACGGCGGCTTCAACAGAGTTTTTTAGCACAGCTTTTTCACCATCCTGAAAGAGGCGCTTGCCATCAGCGTCCAATGCCTTGCGGATCATCATGCCAAGCGCAAAATCGCTAGCCTCATCAGAGTCAGCAGTCTTCTGAATCGACTCACGCTCAGCAATCGTC